CGCGTCTGCGTGCGGCTAGTCGTGCCCTGACGCAGTTCTCCAACCCGACACCAAAGCCGATCGATATGGTCATCCATGAGATGAACATGCTCTCTGGCCGGACTGTGTCAAGGGAGACCGCGCTCGCCTGTTCCCCGGTGAGGCGCGCCCGCAATCACCTCTGCTCGATATCGACGCTGCCGGTGATTCAGCTCAACCGCAAGAACCAGGTGCAGAGCAATCCGTTCTTCGAACAGATAGATCCAGACGTTGCGAACGTGGTGACGCTGGCGCAAACGGTGGAAGACCTGGTCTTCGAAGCTATCGCCTGGTGGGAGATCATCCAATGGGATGCCAACGACTACCCTCTCAAGGCGCGGCGGCGTGACCCTGGCCTGGTGAGCCTCACCCCACCCAACACCTACGCGAGCTCGCCCCTGCCGTCAGGCCACGACCCGCGTGGCGCTGCCGTGTGGATCGACGGGCGGGAGGTACCGGCCAAGCGCATCATTCGCTTTGACTCGCCCAACCCCGGCTTGCTGTCCGGCGGTGGCGCGCGGGCTATCCGCCGGTGGCTGTTGCTCGACGCGGCGTCAGAGATGTACGCGAAAGAACCTAGGCCGTTGGACTACTTCAGCCCGGCCGAAGGGGCAACAGAGCTGAAGGACCCGGAGATCAGCAAGATTCTCGGGCAGTGGCGCGCCGCGCGCCGCAAGCGGGCCACGGCTTGGGTGCCAGGCTCGATGAAGTACAACACGGTTGATTCGCCTACCCCGCAACAGATGCAGCTGGTCGAGCTGCAAAAGCAGGCTACATTGGACATTGCCAATGAGACGGGCCTGGACCCGGAAGAGTTGGGCCTGTCAACAACTTCGCGGACCTATCAGAACGACGTGGACCGTAGGCGCAGCAAGATAAACGACGTGCTGTCCCCCTACATCCTGGCGGTCACACAGCGGCTGTCGATGGGTGACGTGACGCGCCGGGGGCATCGGGTCATCCTGGACCTCAAGGACTACCTGAAGTCCAACCCCACCGAGCAAGCCAGCGTGCATAAGTCATACAAGGACATGGGTGTCCTTCTGCCTGAAGAGATCCGGGAGGACATCGGCCGCCCGCCCTTCACGGAAGGACAGAAACCTCAAGCGCCGCAACCGCTCGACCCGGTGGCCGAGGCGGAACGCATTGCGCAGGAAGCAGCCGGAACCCCGGAGGAACAGATGCAGAACACACGTACCCGCCTTCAGTTCAGCGCCGGGGTTCTCGACGCGCCGACGCAGCTTGAGCTAGCCGGTAACCGGCAGCTGCACTTCGACGCTATGGCCGTCAACTTCAGGGTGGAGAGGGAAACCCGCACGGTGTGGGGGATGGCGATCCCTTACGGGAAGGTGGTTTCCAAGTGGGGCATGAAGTTCCGCTTCATGACCGGCTCGATCGCTTGGAGCTCACCCGTTTCACGGGCCAAGTTCCTAGTCGACCATATGACCGCTGTCGGCTACGCGCTGAACCTGACGCAGAAACCCGAAGGGGTGGAAGGGAAATGGAAGCTCGGCCGGTCACAGGCCGCGACGGATGCGCTTGCCGACGCGGAAGATGGGGTATATGACGGGCTTTCGGCGGGGGTTGAGTTCGACCTGTCGAAAGATGCCCTGTACAACGAGGAAGATGGGGTGTGGGACATTTACCACGCCTACATGTTTGAAACGTCAATCACCGCGCTGCCCGCGTTCGATGACGCGCGGGTAACGAGAGTGGCTGCCACACAACAGAGAGGCACCGTAATGGAAGATTGCGCCGCTTGCGGAGGTAGGCACGCGCCCGGAGTGGCGTGCGCTTCCCGTCCGCAACAGGTCCAGAACACGAACCAGCCCAACCCCGTCCAGGCCGCACCCGTGGGCCAGGCACCGCCTACCGGGCTAGCCCTCAACGATGACCAGCTTCGGGCGCTGGTCACCAACCCGGCCGCGCTTCAGGCGCTCATCGGGGTACCGGCCAGCCAGGCGCAGCAGAACCAGAACCAGCGGGCAGCGTTCGCCTTGTCGGCACAGCAGATCGACGCGCTCGCGGCCGGTGGGCACCTGCGTAACCTGCTGGGCGGGATGCTGGGAATCCAGGCACCGCAACAGGAAGAGCCCCGGCCAACCGTCGACCCGACCTCCCGGCCGGTCGCGGTTACAGCGACGCGGGAAGAAATGCCCTACCGATTCAACCGGCAGGGGCACCTGACGCGCGGACCCCAGTATGACTTCTCCATGGACGTGATCCAGGGGTTGCGCGACGGCAACGGCGAAGCGCTGCGCCGGGCGGAAGCGTTCGTGCGGGCCATGTTCGACACCGACATGGCCGACGTTACGGCGCTGAACCCCAACAAGCAGCGCCCGGATCTGTACGTGGACCAGAAGGATTACACCTATCCGATTTGGACAGCCATCAACAAGGGCGCTATCGCGGACGCGACACCCTTTGTGCTGCCTAAGTTCGCGTCGTCCTCGGGCCTGGTGGGCAACCACACCGAGGCTGTCGAGCCGACAGCCGGTGTGTTCACCGCCACAAGCCAGACCATCACCCCTTCGGCCGTGTCAGGCAAGGTGTCCATCACCCGTGAGGCGTGGGATCAGGGCGGCAACCCGCAACTGTCCGGGCTGATCTGGAATCAGATGCTCCGGGCCTGGTTCGAGGCGCTTGAGGCCGCGTCTGTGACGCTGCTCAACGGCCTTTCGGTGACCGACATTCCGCTGACCACAGCGGCGGCCGACGCGGCGCTGGTGGGCGAATTTGAGGAGGCGCTCGCTTCCCTCCAGTTCGTGCGCGGTGGTTTCCGGATGAACGACTTCTTTGTGCAGATCGACCTGTACAAGAAGTTCATCGGGGCGGAGGACGCGGACGGCCGCAAGCTGCTGCCCATCCTCGGGCCGACCAACGCCAGCGGGCAGACCAATTCCCGCTTCGGTCAGGTCCTCATCGGGGGCCTGGTGGGCAACCCGGCGTGGGCGCTGGCCGCGTCCGGCGCGGTTGCCGCCAAGAGCTTCCTGTTCGACCGGGCCGACGTGTCCGGGTGGGCGACAGCACCCAACCGGCTGACGTTCGAGAACGTCGAGATCAAGCACGTCCACATTGGTATCTGGGGCTACAAAGCCTTGGCATGCACCGACACCAGCGGCGTGCGCACCGTGACTTACGACCCGGTCGCCTAGCCCATGAACAGGCAGCAGACCATCTATGCGTCAGCGGCCAGAACCGCGACGCCCACGGCCGTGGTCGTGAACATGCGCCACGCGACAGCGATGCGGCTCGTCCTGGTCGCCACGGCAATCACGGCCACACCATCGGTTGTGGTGACCGTCGACCAGTTCGACAACGCCTCCGGAACGTACGTGAACGTCCGCACGGAGGCGGCCGTCGCAACGGTTTCCACGAACGTGTTCACCCTCATGCAGGGGCTCACGGGCCTTGTCCGCATCACCGCCACACACGGCGACGCGGACAGCATCACCTACTCCCTCAACGCGCACCTCACCCGGTAACGGAGGAAACACCACATGGCCAAGGCAACCACCGGCACTGAGCCGGACGCCACCACGCCGGACTCGGGCAGCCCGCCCGAGACACCCAACCCCGGCGAGGGCACCACGCCGGACCCGGACGCCCCAGCGGCCGACCCGGACCCGGGTGAAGGCGACGACACCGAGGACGCGGCCGACGAAGGCGGGGTGAAGATGGACGACATTGCTGCGCTTACCGGCGCGCAAGTGTCCACCGGCGCCAAGCCCGACAAGCCGGAACCATTCCTGTCCGCCGGTATGGCCGACGACATCGAGCGCGTCGGCTATGCCTACGACCCGTCATCGGGTGCGAAGTTCATCAAGGACCCGGAAACCGGCCTGCCCCGCCTGGAAACCGAGGCGGATCGTAAGGCCGACAAGGGTTCTGGCGACTAGCCACGTAGGGAGGTGGCCGTGATGGCTTGGAAGCCGGACTATCTCACCCTCGAAGAGGGCAAGAGGTGGGTGCGCATCAAAACGGGTGACACCGTTGATGATCTGGAAATCCCGGTTATCATCACGGCCGCTTCCCGAGCGGTGGACAGGCATTGTCACCGCCAGTTCGGCAAGACCGACGCGGCCGAAACCCGCTACTACACCGCGTGGTATGACGACGAAGACTGTCGCTGGATCGTGCCGGTGGACGACTTCATGACTCCAGCGGTGGCGGGCCTGGTGGTGGTCATTGATGGCGTGACCACCACCGACTACACGATCGGCCCTCGCAACGCGGCGGCAGACGGTAAGCCGTATGAGTGGCTCGCTGTGGCGTCCGACGCGGTGACTGTGCCGACTGGTGCGCCGGACGAAGTTGCGGTCACAGCGAACCCATGGGGCTGGACTACGGTACCGGCCAATGCGACCCTGGCGACGCGCCTTCAGCTGGCCCGCTGGCTCAAGCGCCGGGATGCCCCCTTCGGGATCGCGGGCACCGGGGAGCGCCAGCTGCGCCTACTGGACAAGCTAGACGCGGACGTGGGCACCTCGCTCGCCGATTTCGTGCGTCACGACGGGATGGTGGGATGATGCTGGACTGGGCTGCGGCTATGGCGCAAATCCTTGCCAGGCTTGAATCGCAAGGCTTCCGCACCTCGGATGAGGAAACCAACGCCATCACACCACCGGTCGCGTTCGTGTCCTACCCGGAGGACCTTGACCCGCACGGCGCCTACGGCGAAGGCGTTTCAACGGCCGAGCTTCAGGTGACACTGGTTGTGGCTGAGGCGACAGCGCGTAACACCCGGAGCCTGATGGAAGCGTGGGGTAGCCCGGGGCCTACTGGCGCGGTGGCGATCCTGGAGAGCGGAACGTATGCGGCGCTTGATGAGCTGCACGTGGTTAACGTCCACTTCGGAGTTGTCGAGATCACCGATGTCAGGTACGCGGCTATCATTCTGGATCTGCACATAGGCAAGGGAGCGATCTAACATGGCAATGGGACACAGCAGGCACACGGTCATAACCGTTGCGGGCACCGACGTTTCCGCGACGTGTAAGAACAGTGAGCTAACCCGGGGGGCGGACAAGCACGACACCACCGGTTACGGGGCGACAGATCACGAGTTCGGTGATGATGGCCTGGGCACCGGTGAGTTCACTATGGATGGCATCTACCACACTGGCGCGACCGGGCCGCGAGGGGTGATCCTGCCCCTGAAGGGATCGAATGCGGCGTTCGTCCGCAAGCCTGAAGGTGTGGGGGCAGGCAAGCCGGTCGAAACGTTCACCGCCTTCATCGAAGAATACAAAGAGACGGCCGCGTTCGCCGACTACATCAAGTGGGCGATGAAGGCCACGGTGTCCGGCGCTGTCGTCGACAGCGTTGGCTGACAAAGAAACGGGAGAACACAATGAGCCGTGCAAGTAAAGAAGCGTTGCTGGCCAAGCGAAACGCCAACGCCACCCACGGGATGCCCACCGACGTGGTACCGATCCCCGGCGTGGGGGACGTTGAGGTGCGGGGGCTGACCCGTTGGGAGGCAATGCATGTGCAGAACATGAAGAACCAGATCCAGAAAGAGATCAAAACCATTTCCCTGGCCATGCTCGACCCGGCCATGACCGAGGCCGATGTGGCGGCGTGGATGAAAGCCGGTGGTGCTGGCGAGTTCGAGGACCTTTCACAGAAAATCAAGGAGCTGTCCGGCACCGGGGAGAAGGCCGACAGCAAGGAATACGAGCGATTCGAGGACGACCCAGGGAGCGAGTTTCGAGCACTTCCTAGCGGCGAAGCTGGGGATGATGGTGAGCCGACTCCAACGGGAGATGTCGAACCTTGAGTTCATCCGCTGGTACGTGTACTACGGTCGGATAGCGCAACAGCAAGAGCTGGAACGGCTGAAGGCGAGAATGTGAGGGGCCATGACCGACGCCATAAAAATCACGGGGCTGGCCGACTTCACGCGCAACATCAAAAAGCTGGATGCCAACCTGCCCAAGGTGTTGCGGCTGGCATTCAACGAAGCATCGACAATGATCGTCCAAGATGCACAGACAGGTATGCCGACCAAGACGGGCCGGGCCAAGCGCAGTATCAAAGCCAAGTCGACCCGTAGCGAAGCGCGGATAGCTGGCGGTGGCGCGAGAGCACCACACTACCCCTGGCTTGATTTCGGTGGTGAGGGGCGCGTCAAGGGCAGGCCACCGGCGCGCACCTTCATCAAACAGGGCCGCTATCTGTATGCGTCCTACTTCAAGCTACGGCCGGAACTGGTGCGTGCGTTGGAAGAGGGCCTGGTGGATGTCGCC